GGTTTAATGATCAATACCCGGATATTGCTAATGTCCCTGAATCCTAGCATTAATCAAATCCCATGTTGAATAATTTGGCCCTGTATTATAATCTACATACTGAGCATACTGCTGATTTGTAGGATTCGCTGGATTTGCACTTGGAAGAACATTTGAGCCTTGTAACTGACCCGGAGTATAGGATGGGTGTACCGCATTAGGATTTCCACCGGGAGCAGGAGCAGGAGCAGGAGCAGCAGCCACTCTCGTATTCTGGGGGGTTTTTTGACGAGACTCGCCAGAGCCTGAAGCCTCCCAATGTTGCCTCCCCCAAGAAGCCATAGACTGACCTTTGGGCTTAATAACCTCATTATAATGCTTAATTAAATCTGGACTTTGCTCTACATAACTTACATAACTCATCGTCTAATACCTCGTGGTGAATAATCAACAATAGCGCCTTGTAAAGTTATGGGCTTATCGTAGATAGAACTGTTTTTAATAATTAAACTCATATTGGTGCCTATACCATTAATTTTTAATCTTTCAGAAGCAACTACAGTAACCCCAGTATCTGGATTACTGACATCATCTTCATTCCAGCCATCTGCTGTAACGCTTACGGTGTAAGCATCTGAGACTGGAGAAGTTCTAGGATCGAAGGTTCCTCCAAAATCATAATCAGGAAATACTGTAAGCGTCGTTGATGTATCCGCATTAATTTCAAGATTGACTTCTCGAAACCTTTTCCTCATTCCGGGCGCATCATAATGATAATAGGCTGACCGTATAAAGGAATCCACAACAGACCCATCAAAACTCGTCCCTGAGTCAAGCCTTCTTACATAACCGTCATCAAAGCCACCATACAAAACTTCAAATCCATTTGTATCTTCTACAGAACAAGTGCAAACAATTTGATCATTCAATGTAAAGGGCATAAGACCTTGATTGGTTTTGTTTATAAAGGTCATCTCCAATCCGGTTTTATCATTAAAATAAATCCTATATTGGTTTTTCCCTCTCACCCTTAAAGAAGTAACAGTCTTTTCTTTTTTTGCCTGTATGTAGGGATCAACTTTATCCGAAGCCACGGCAGACTGGAAATCACCAAAGTATTGCACAGTAAATATAGAAGTTAAACCACGATCATCTAAGAAAAATGTTTGATCCATTTTCTGTATTGTATATGGAATTGCACCTGCACCAGCATGAAACCTTCTCAAAGTCCAATTAGCAGCAGACGATCCATATAACATGTAGGCATCATTTCTTGTAAAGACCGACATAACATTGTTAACTTCCGTGGAAAATCCGCTTACAACGTCACCAATAGATAACTCAGCCGCTCCGGTAACCGTAGACCATTTGTTCGGAGCAATAATGCTTGAATTTTGAATTGAACCATTTGCATAAGAGTAAAACAAATGCTTCTGATGAGCATGAACGTGTTGTGGTTCGTCTGTTTGCTGCCCAGTAAAATGTTTAACAAAAGTAGTACCGTCAAAAGCAAATCCTTTATCAACGGTATTAACACCATACATGGAAATACCAGACGTATCTCCTCTAAAATTATAGTTTACAAATTCATAAGCACCGCCGGGATTTATTGATTGGTTATATAAAACACCATCAGCGACAGCAATTTTTACATTAGAAGGCTGGGAGGCTCCATTTACATTAGCCCTAGTAACACCACCAACTTGAATTGCCTCACTAGCATTCCAAGTTCCACTATTATCCCTTACTGAAATTTGCCCTGTTGCACTACCGTCCCATGCTCCACCTGTTAAAGTAACGCTAGTGACAGTTGCTGTTTTCGCTGACGCCAATCCTGTAATAGTGTCTCCCTCTACTATTTCAATTGCGCCAGTATTAAAAGCTATAAGGGGCATCTGCAAATCTTCATCATCTTGAAAGGTGCCAGTAACATCCTTTAAAACCATCCCTCCGGTTCCGCCCGTCTCCCAAAGACCGTAGTAAGAGATTCCCATTAGAGCGCCTTCAGCCCCGCTTGTTCCACCTTTAATTGTGGTGGGACTCCCTATATTGCCGGGAACAGGTTCGCCATTCTGAGTTGTTCCATCAAAGTTTAAAACTTGCCCAAGATCGACTTCTGTCCAACCAGTAGAAGATGACTGATGCATCCCAACAGAAGCGCCGCCAGACTTATTTCTAAAAGCATAGGTATTGGCCCCAAATACCCATATACCTAAAATACTTCCCTCACCGGGAACCGCTCCTATAAGCGCTCTCTGATCTTCAATCCTAGCCCTAACCTCAGCGTCAGTAGCGGCAACAGGCTTTACTGGCGCACCAAAAGTAACTGAAGTAGCGTATAACCCCATTAACCTACTCGATAAACAGTCAGTTGACCAAAATGAAGTTTAAAGTTTTGAGAAACCCCATGATCATGCTTGACCCTAGCGTATACATCTGTATAAGTCGTATGCGCTGTCGTATCAATAATTCCGTTAACTGAAAAAGTCCCGGCATCAACGGCATTCGCTAAATGCTGAACTGATTTTATTGCTGGCAAATCAGTTGTAGCCCCGCCAGTGTTAGCGGTGGAAACCATTGAAGTCCAATCAATAAGAACAGCAGCAGCTTCTTGTTTTAATGATAGAGACAAATTCACAACAAAAATTCCTTTGTCGTAAACCCGTATTCTGTCATTTGTAAAGTCGGCATCTGTGCCAACTGTCGTAGCGGTGACAGTTCCGGTATCGTCTTGAACATTAGAACCGGACGACCCAAGTGACCAATCTACGGTTACCGTCGTTCCTGTTGCTACAGCTTGGTTAACAGGAGTTCCATCTCCAGCAGCATTATTAATGCAGCCATAAGCTCCCATTGCTGATTCTACATACTGACGAACCATTTGAGCAGTGATTGCGCCTGTGGTATTATCTGCAAAACTTGTTCCAGTTAAAACCGTTCTTGTTTTTCTTAATGCTTCTGTTGCCATTATTTAAACCCCACGAAAAAAGGTGCGCCGAATGCGCTATCTTTATGAAGAAAGAATAGTGTTTCACCATCCTGAAATGTACCGCTAGTTACTGTAAAATAAATATTTCCTTCCGCATCCCCAGCAGAGAACGACCCAGAGGCGGCGCTGCCTGTTACATCTTCGATCACTACCGTCAAAATTGATCCTAACGCCCCACTGGTTTCACCTTTTATAATATCACCAATAGAGGGAATACTGAATCTAAATGCCGTCCCAAACGCGCTACTAAACATTTTTGCTTTAGCCGTGCCTGTAGTGAAGGGCATTTTGTAATAGGTTACTGCTGATGGAAGCTCTCTGCCATCAAATCTTTCATACCCATCAATACGTCTATATCTACCACGGATATCAATTTCAAAATTATCAGCAGCAACTAACTCACCGGGCTTTAAGGCCAAAGAAGGATCGACTATATTTAACCCGCCCTCAAAAGGGAAATAAGTAGAACGCCTTTTCTCAGGTTTAATATTACGAACTCTTAATTTACTCATTCAGGAACTACCGTGAAATTGTACAAATCTTGAGCCTGAGAAAATCTCCTGTTCTTTTGCCGTGGCAATTGATCTGCTTCGAGTTTATCTAGCAAATCTTCAAATTCAGTTAAAGCCCCCTCTAAAACTTCTGGGGCGTCTTCATTCTCAGCATAATAAATCTTTGCTCTAGCAATAATTATCTTATGAAACCTTGTTGGAATAGGAGACTCTGAAGCATCTATCGACATCTCTGTTGGAGTTTTCCAATACTCAACGGAAATCGTTTTTATGGCGTCGGGAGTTGGATACAAATCAATGTTATTATCTGGCTTTATTGAATACACTTCAGGACCGTTAGAATCAACAGTCCCATACTTATATGTATCTCTATATTCATTCCAGAACATATGATCTAATACTAGATAATCATCAGTAGCTTTTTCCCAAACAAAAGAATCCACCTTCCAATTTCCTAAAGCGGAGGGAAACCCTGTATTGGTTGACGTTAAAGTCGATGTTCCACTAATAGTAGATATACTCGCTTCAGACCAAAGGAAATCCCAATCAAACCACCTGCTCTGTATATCAACATCCGCTTTCTTTACATAGCGAATAACAGCATTTTCTTCCTCAGACAAAGCAGTTGACGTTACACTAGAAGGGCCGCTTCCGGGGATGCCCACATCTCTAGCCATATCTTTACATAATTCAAGAAATGTACTCATATAAGATTTCTCAGAATATCTTCAATTAATGGTTCTGGTCTGGTTTTTACCGCACACATTGCTCCTCCTGTTTCTTCATCCCTGTTACAAGTATTAAACCCAAAATGCATTTTATGACAAGGGAAACATGGGCAATCTTCCACACTTGGCTCAAACGCTATTGTATTTTTCCAGTGCTTAGAAATATTTTCTTGAGAAGAATGAGATAACATAACGCATTTATGAACATCCATCATAGAAGCAGCATTCATAACTCCAGTTTCTGGCCCAACTATAACTTGACATTTATCAAGAAAAGTAAGTGTTTTTCGTATAGACCATTTACCAGACTTTGTTATAATCTTCTTTTCCTTTTCCCAACCCCTCTCAAGCAGTTGACAAAGATCGTCTCCAACAGTAACAAAAGAAACATCGTCTCGCTCTTTTAAAATTTCTTCCATAACAATATCCGTCCAAGGATATACCTTATGGACTGAAGAGCCTGACAAAGACCAAAGAACAATATTCTTAGATTTTATCTTTTGCCGCTGTTTTGAAGCCCATTTCTTTTCAGACTTATACGGATAAAATTTAGAATTAAATTCATAAGGAACTCCCGCAATATCATGAGTTATTTCAAGATAATTCTTATCACAAAGGTTGTGAATGAATTCCTTACTCTTATCGTAATGTTCACTTGCGCCAAGAATAACATTATGCCCTTTTATTTTGCCCCATCTTTGAGGCATCAACAATAAGGACTTTTCTATAGACTCAGACAATTGAATAAACCTGTCAAAACACTTAGCCATTTTTTCCCAATATTCAGTTAACCGATTATTAGGAACTGCATCTGTTTTCTGAAATATAATTTCATCAACGTGAGGATCGCTTTTGATGATATCCCGGCCCCTCTCACTTGCATTAATGCAAATCCTATACCCCTCAGATTTTAAAAGAGGGAGAATAGAGGAGATAATAAGCATATCTCCAAAAGCGCCATACCTCACAATACAAACTGTTTTTTCAGAACGAACCCCTCCAAAGTCTTCTAGAGTATAATCCTCTATCTCTTTGGAAGGGACTTCAAGAATTCTAGGGTTAAAAGTCAAGATTCCAAGAACCAACCATCTCCCCTTCAACCCGTTTCATATTAACAGAACTCTTCTGTGCTCTCATGAACTCTTTGCTGCGCTCGTCAGACATCTCAGCCATTGTATAAAATCCTCGACCAGCAGGATTATCATGACCATACGCATCTACTCCACTCTTTGAATGTGGTCTTCCATCAATATAAGCAGTTAAAACATTAATTCTTGTAGAATCTAACATTTATAAAATTCCTCCAAAAGGAAATGAAGAACGGGGTGAGTCGCGGCTCAACACCCGTTCCCCAAGTTTTGAAGAGGGAACCGTATGAATCTCATAAGGAGGGGGTATTCTCTCCGACAGTAACATACAGTCCCACATCTTCATCTCCTAATAAAACACAGTACTAACCAAAACTAAACGAACCGCGATCCGTCGAGATTTTCTTGTGTACAACGCCCATGGGCAATTGATTTGGGCCATGAGAAGCAAGCGCCAAAGACGCAAGCGTCTCTTTTGCTACATCTTCCTTTGAAGACAAACCGTTTGCTGGGATTTTACCACTTGCAGTATCTTTAGCCATAATAGACCTCCTTAATACCATTCAACACTAACATATGGAAACCCTATACCAGCGGTAGTCCCAGAATCACTAGATGCTATATAAGAAACTTCCACCTGTGTATCCGCTGGCAGTGCTCCCGCACCACTTAAAGCCGGATTGTCAGTGTTAGGGTCTGCAATAAGACAGTCTGGATCATCTTGAATGTTGAAAGTGTCAGTATTAGCGGTGCCATCAGCAATTTGCAACTTTGCGTATGCGGCTGCTGTTGAACTGCTACCAACTTGAACGGCTGCGGTAGGAGCTGTATCATCAGAAAAATCTTCAGTTACACGAACGCCCACATCAAAGATGGTTCCTTTCTTGCCCGTTGGCCCCTTGAAACTCCAAGCGGCTCCAACACCAGCCCCAAAATCCTGTACAACAGGGGCAAAATACGTTACCGTATCTGGATTTGAATAACTCATAATATATCTCCTTTAAGCTGCCGAGTCCCACATCACGATACGTGCTTGGGCTGCTCCTGCTGCGGTTGGGTGAACAATACCAAAGCCACCAAGATAATACCATGCTATTCCACGGTCCCTCCCGAAGTCCCCGGGGATTTTTCCTCGAATCTCTTCAGGTACAGCAACAGCTTCGGCAACAGTATCTTCTCCAAAGAACACAATCCAGTCAGACTTAGCATTCGTCCATGTGCCAGCAGGAGTACCCATACCACTGGAACCGCCGCCTTTTGCACGATAGGTTTGCTCGATAAAACGAACACCGTCATAACGACCGATTTCTCCGTTCATAATCATGCGAAAACCTTGGTCGATATATTGCTTGATATCTTCTAGATCATTTTTCAATGTTCGGAAAGTTGTAGGCCAACCAATCGCGTAATAATCATCTCCAGTATATGCTGGAATATTGCGCTCTTTCATGACATCTACAATTGCTTTGACATGACCTTTACCAAATGCTATATTATTAGTAGTAGCAGTTGTTCCGGCCTCAGTCGTAACCACTGCTGTCGTAGACGATGCTGATGCAACGCGAACTGGAGCAAGATCAAACTGATTTGCGGCTAAGGTGTCAAATGCTTTCTTGGCATCAGTTTTTAATACCTTCCTGATAATTTCAGCCACTGGCTGCTCAGAGAGATCATCCAACTTGCCGGTCCACGGGACAGAGTTACCTGCCTCGGTGATCGTCATTGTTCCCTGAGAGATAGTGAAAGAAGTCTCTGGAATGGTATTGGTTTCCACTAAGGTACTACCCTCAGTGGCTACATCACTAAAAACGTTCCAATGGAATGTATCGCCACGGTGCAAACCCTGATGGGCTGCGTCCTTGACATCACAGAACTGCCGAAACTTAACGATAGGCTGTACAGCCATTCTCAGTTGTCGGCTGAGGTTCAGTGCATACATATAACCGCCGGAGGCGTTGACGGACCATACTTGTCCTGCCATTTTACTTCTCCTCTAGTTGTTTATAAAAGGTGTTTAAGCCGTGACTGCTTCATTTCTTCGATAATGTCCTTTATCGTTTCCGGTTCTGGATCATCTTCTCCAATTTGAGCAGATGCACTAGCCGATTTAGGTTGAGATGTAATATTTTTCTTACGTCTCACCCTAACGTCTTCTTTTTGTTTGGGCAAGGTTTTCCCCACCCACTGGCGCGTTGCTTCAGCGGCTTCGCTGATAATTTGCTGAGGATTCCAACTCGGATTATCGCGTTGCAATTCTATAGTTTTATTATCCGCAATTGCTCTAAATTCAGGAACATTAGCAATATCCGGGTATTGATCATTAAACCAATTCACAGAATCTTCTCTTGATTTATGATAAGCCCATTCTTGCTTTCTTTGATCTTCAACTTGCTGTTGCGCCAAATGCCTTTTAAAGGCATGTTGCACTGCTTGATCGACATTGAGGGTGGCACCATTAGTACGCCCACTATTCGTTAATTTAACAAGCAACTCTGCGGCTTCTTCCGCATTGTCATCATATAACGCCTGATGATATTTTTTTACTAATTCAGATTTGTCTACAGACTCATCTGGTGTCGCTTCATCTGATGGCGACGGTTCTTGATCTTGCGGCTGTTGTTTCATCTGTGCAATATAGTCATTTAACTTCTGTTCTCTTTCTTGCACTTGACGAGAATACCCAGCCGCCTCCTCGAAGCGTTTTTGAGACGCTTTATCTTTTTGATGAGAAGTCTTTAATGAATCAAATGAAACATTAACTTCTTCACCATCAACTTTTACAGTGGTCATCCAATTATCACCGTCTTTCCAGATAGGCGAATCGTCGGAAACTGCTTCTACTTCTTTTACTTCTTCAACTTCTTCAGAAGAGTCAACTTCCTCAAAATCCACTCCAATTTCTTCTGCAAGTTGTTTTTCTCTCGCGGAAAATATTTCATCCATCGCTTTTTCACGAGCGCTTAATTCAACTTCTTCTTCCTTGGCTGTAGATTTTACTTCTTCTACTTCTTCTACTTCTTCTATTGTTTCAACTTCTTCAAGTCCTGTTTGGATAGCATCCTCTAGGGTAGCTGCCATACTAAACCTCCTAATTATTCCATAGAATCTCTGTGCTTAATCATCACTTCCGCATTATCCCCATCAGTAATAATTCCATTCAACCACTGAAGGATTTTTAACGGTGTAGTCAGATTAAGAGAAATTTTACGGTACTGTTTAAGTTCCTCTTCTGAAGAACCTACCCACCCCTGAAGAGATATTTCCTGCAAATCTTCTATTCCTGTTCGATAATCGAATAAGGCTTTTTGCATAACAGCCTCTCCAGTTGGAGTTCTTACAAATTCTCTTGTTTTTGAACTAATACGAATTCTTTTTACAAATTCTTCTATATTGGCCTCAGCCGGATTATAATATTCCATTAACCAACCGCAAACGGAATTTTGTTATATTTGTCTCTACTCAATGTTCCCGCTTTACCACCAGCTCTTAATTCTAATTCCCTCTCCATTTCCGTTTCAGACATTTGATTTAATAACGCATCCCTTTGTAACATCAATTCACCTCTTCTAGTTACAGCATCCTGATGACGAATTTCTGCCTCACGAATATCCGTGTCCTGCTGTATCAATTCCCTTTCTATATCAGATTGAGAACGAATCTGAGCCACATTAGTAGCTCCTTCATTCTTAGACTGTTGTACTTGCATTTTGCCTTGAATCTTTATTTGATCTGTTTCAACCATTTGTTGCAATTCTTGCAATTGCTGTTGTAATTGTTGCACTTGTGGGTCGGCCTCTTCATTTATATTTATAAATCGACTTCCATCCTTGTATCCCAACTGACCAAAAATTTCTTTTGATAACTCAGCCAAATTTATACTTTCAGGAACGCCGGGGAAGGCAGCTAATGTTTGAACCCCGTATAACAGATTTTGAACTTTCTTTATTGGGTCAGTAGCATTCAGACCAACATTAACCTTCAATAATACTTCCTGTCTTAACAACTCATCCATCGTATCATCAATATTAAAAGAAAACTTTCGTTTCTGAGCCGCTTGTCCAGCCACAGCTAAAATCACGGGATCAGTCTCATAATATTGCTCAAGACGTAACAATTGTTTTAAAACATTCTGAACCCAAGTATCAGCAAAAGTTCTTAATGTATACTCTGCAATTTGCCCACTACTACCCGCAAGAAGATTCATCCCTCCTACAGTCTCGTTCAATGATCTAGCGCCTTGTACAGTAGAAGTAGAAAAGTTGCCT